ACTCAAGTGCTTTTGCTAACCATTTCAATTCTACAGGTTCATTAGAGCTCACTATGTATACATGTGCTTTTTTATCTGGAGTGTTATATTCCATAGCCATACATCGATTTATTTTTTGAGCAAGATTTTCTGCATTACTATCGAAATAGTTAATAATCACTTTGTCTAGAGGTTTGTATGTCACTCCTGTATTACCAATCTTTACAACAGCTAGATGATTACCTTCTCCTTCAGCAAAGTCTTCAAAGATACTCTTTTCTTTAGACTTATTATGATAGGAAGGAATACCAAGACTATCTGCTACAGCAGTGGTGCCACAGAATACTAACACTCTCTCATCTTTATGTTTAGCTAATAGCTTTTTCGTAGCATTAGTTTTAGCTAAAGATGATTGAATAAGTCTCATTCTTGCAAGACGCATGAACATAGTGTCTGATCCACTATTCTGAAGTTTATTGATTACCCAAGATAATCCATCATAGTGTTTCTTCTCTGTCTTAAGTTTTCCTTTGTAATCATTATATACAAGATTGTCAAGAGGCACTTTAATAACATGTATCTCATAATCTACAATCACACCTTCTTCAATCGCTTTTTCAATTGGATAAGTTGCTACTACATGAAGATCTAATTCTTCTTCAAGGGTTCTTTCTGTATCACTGGCTAATGTACCAGTGAGACCTAGTATACAAGCATTGTTACTAAATAGATCTTGACATGCTTCTATCTGAGCTTCACTCAGTAGATGTATCTCATCTATAATAATAATATCATACTCATTGTCTACTAACTTCTTTAATGATAAATGTGTTGTGTATGTGACATTGCTATCATCATATCCAAGATCATCAAAATCAGATTGCCAAGATTCTTTAATCTTATTATCTGGGTAAGCAATCAATACTGAAGGAGAAACTGTTGCATTCGTATAACTAAGACTTTTTTTAGGAAGTTGTTTTAATATTAATATACTAGTTCTTATCTTGCCAAACCTTGGACAAGCGTAAATTATACCCTTCTTTCCTTTATCTATCCAAGCTTTTGCAAATTCTGCTTGTCTAATATCTCTTAAACTTTTACTCATAGTTTATTATTTTGTATTTGTTTTTCCAAATTTTACCATTCTCATAACATTTTTTTACAGTTGTTGGTTTACAATTTATAAATTCTGCACACAGTTTACAATTAATAAATTGTAATGTCTCATTTGTAATTATATCTAGAACTGTAACTTTTTTAGCATAATTTAATTTAGGTATGTTTAGAAAATCTTTTACCAAATTAGATTCCTCTGTACGTAGCACTATGTAATTCTTAACTCTTCTTCTTTCACTGTTTATAGCAAAAGTTACGCTCTGATACTTCACTCCTACAAAATCAGCACAATGAGCTAATCCTGGAAAATCTTGAATATGATTTCCAGATAGATCAAATAGACTAACTTTTATATTATGTTCTTGTATACGATTGATAACTTTACTACCATTCTTAAAAGATTCTTTCAAACTATTAGATATTTTATCTTTAGTTTCTTGAGAATGTGAAAGTAAATGATTTGTGTCTACAACAGTTCTTTTATTGTACTCAGGATTAATTTTGTTTATGTAAGATTGTTCTAATTGATGCAAATCAAAAACAGATGTACCTTCTTCACACTTATCTAACACTTCAAATGTAAAATTATCATATCCATACTTCTCTACAGCTGACTGTAAATGTTTGTTATGTAACTTCTTTCTTTTGATTAAGTGCTTATACATACATCCTCTTTGATATACATCAACAGAACTTCCTACATATGATTTATTGTTTATAGTGTTGGTAATTTTATATATACCAGTCACTTTTCTAAGGGCTATATCTATTTTCATATGACAAAGATATAACATTCCTTTTTAATATACAAATTTTAATTTAAAAAGTTATTAACAACCTTGGACATAGATTGAGTATACCATGCTTTTCTTTTAACCATACATTAGCAAACTCTTTCTGCCTCTTATCACGTATTGTCATATTTATTTGTTTAAATACACTTTGTAATCTCCTCTTTTACCTTTATTGATAATGTTTTCAAAAGCTATAACAAAATCAGTTGAATTAGATAATTTTGGAATAATGATTAGTCTTGATTTTAATCTACTCAATTGAGATTTTGTAAGTTTATTATAAACCATTACAATTGCTCTAACAAACTTATTATCTTTATTATATGCTACTGTATTACAATTCAAAACAAACTCTGCTATTTTATCTGCATCAGGATTGATTTTAAGAATCTCTCCTTTTCTAATACCATCAGATTTTACACCTACAACAAAGAACATAGTGATTGCAGAAGAAAGACTCAAATCATATTTTTCTTTAAATTTCAAAAGCTTTCTATAGCAATCAATATTCTGTTGTGCATATGAGTTTACATAATCTTCTAAAGTCCAATTTGATTGTGTAGAATTTAAAAGAATCATTTTGTCAATGTAATTTCCTTCTACAATTTCAAACTCTACTGAGATACCAAGTTCTTTAGCTGCTAAGAATCTGTGTTGACCATCAATGATCACCCATTCTTTTGTAATTAATACTGGTCTACCTGGAATAAATCCAAATTTAGTCATTGAGTCTTTAATTGCTAAGACTGTTTTTGTTCTAATTTCTCTGTTTTCTCTAGAGAATAGGAATTTTGAATAATTTGTTGTTTTCATTTTTAATTGATTTTAATTGATTTTAATTGTTTATCTAAGAAAGAAACTCTTATTTGTAATTGATTCATAATCTGCTTCTGTGATATCTTTCTTTCTAGGTAGCTCCTTGAATAAACCAAGTTCACCTAGGAATGCTAGTCCAATTCTCACATCATCTTCACCGTATGAATTCTTGATTAGTCTTACACTTCTGAAATACTTAGCACCAAATTGATCTTTTAATTTATCTAGGTCATATCCACTAGGATCTGCCACTTTATATCTCATAGGATCAAATAAGGCCATAACTACATCAGCATCATTCTGTGTGCTTGAGCTATCTGCAAAATCTTCTAACTGAGGTTCTACATCACCATTCTTTATCCTAGATGGATTAGAAATGCTTCTGTTGAACTGACTTACCACTACAGGACTGTAGCCATAGAAATCTCTAGCATATCTGAGTTCATCAGACATCTTATCAATAGCATCCTTTTTAGTTGGTTGAGCTGTTGTTGTTTTTAATAGACCAATGTGATCTACTACAACCATGGTAATTTGTGTTGGATCATTAGGAACATATATTTTATTCCATTTGTCCAATTGCTGTATCTCACCATTCTCTTCAGCATAAGCTTTAAGTTCTTTTGCTATACCTACAGGATTCTCTGGACCATCTATGATGGTGACTATCTCACTGAGCTGTTCTACATAATCTTTATAATATAAAAATAGATCATGCTCATCTTTAGTCATCTTCTCATTCCAGCCAAGTAATTTACCTACAGGAATAATTATACCCTGGTCTAGAAATATTTTACGAGATACCCATTTGGCCATCTTGTATGTTCTACTTCTCTCCATGGACCTATACCACACCTTCACCTTTATACCTGAAGCTATTCCTTCTTTGGACATAGCCCAATCAACAGGATTAAGAACAAATGCATCATCAATAAAAGATGTCTTACCTGAACCTGTGTTACCACCTATCAAATAATACATTCCCTTACGAATACCTACATATCTAGTAAGCCTATCAAAGCCCATTGGTATACCTCTATTGAAATCACCTAGGCCTTTGTTAACTTCTGCATTTAATAGTTCAAAACTCATAGTTTAATCAATGTATGTGATTTCTTCTATATTTACAATAAGAATTAATTCACCTTTCTCATTTGTAAATGATTGAAATTTAGAACATCCTTCTAATATTCTATTTTTTATAATATTAGCTATTTTTTCGTCAACTAAAATTACTTCTTTGTTTTTAAAATGTATTGTCATAATTTTTTAATTTAAATGTCTGTACCTCCTTGTGGTTTTTGTGGTGCTACATTCACTGCAGCTCCATCATTAATTAATTCAATATAAGCTTCGAAAGCTCTTTGGTTTAGATAGGTGACACTATTTTGCATGAATGTCATTCTATTACTGTTGGTATCAACAGAAGATTCTTTCTTCTGTAAGAGTTCATAATTAAGAGCACCTATCAGCTGTGCAGCTGTATATTCTCCTTCTAATAATATCTTATCAAATTTCAGTCTACATTCATCTTTACCCTTCCTAATAGATCTAGTACCTGTAAACTTCTTATTCTTATACTCAAATGAATCAGTACCTGGATAAGTCTTCCACCATTCTTCAAAGTCTGTTGTAGCAGGTTTTCTTCTTATTATCTTTGCAGTGCTCTTAGCA